TACGCGCATGGCGGGCCAGAAACGGTGTGCAAAATGGCTGATTTTGCATCGTTTTCGATGGGTTCTGCTGGAGGTGTTGTGCAGAATTTGCTAGTGTTTTGGCGTAACTCAAGTGATTTTAAGTCCCTTGCGTCTACCGGTTCCGCCACGTCCGCATGCCTGTGCTTTCAACTACTTAGACAAATTCGTCAACCGGCGTTGTGCAGGTCTGGAAAGGCGTTGTGCAAATTCACCCTGATTTTCGTACTGGAAAGGTTCTGACGATGACCTATGCGCAGATCATGGCAGGCGGCAAGCTCCACCTCGTTTGCGTGCCTGGCGAAGAATACAAGGGCGAAGTGATCCGGGCTGGCTACGTCAGCGCGCCGCTGTGCTCGACGCGCCGCTTCGATGGCAGATACCGGATGACCATCAATGCGCCGTTGGGGCACTCGTGCCAGAACTGCCAGCGCGTCTATCGGGCGCTCGCCGCCTAGCCCCCACCCCTAGAGGAGATGCCCGGCATGGGAAACAAAGGACCGACAAAGCGAAAGCGGAACCACAACTACGCGAGTCGTGCGCTCAAATACCATCCAAAGCGAGTTGCGAGGGGTACCCGCAAATCGTGGAGCAAGCGGCGGAAGGGAGGGTACCTCAATGGCGCATGAAGGCCATGCCTGAGCCCCGCCTAGCTCCCCCACCTTCAACGACACTAGGGAAAGGTTCTGAGAGATGAGCGCAGAAGCCGCATACCGGAGGCATGTTGAACGCTGTAACCGCGCAACCGACAGCGACATTGAAGAGAACGACTTGCGGCGAGCCATCGAGAACCGGCCGCGTCATCTCGCGCTGGAAGAGCAGCGCCTCTTCAGAGAGGCCTTTCGGCTCAGTGCCGCGCGCGTTCGCCAAGTTCTCTCACTTCGCAGTGACGAGCCCGCCTAGCCCTTCCCATCGTATAGGAGAACGAACGGATGAGCGAAACAGACAAGCCAGAATACTATGTGCTGGAGCCCGTCTATCCGCCGAAGCCGGGTGAGTTCGTCTTTGTGAATGCGTCAGTCGGCTATTGCGGTTTGTGCGGCAGGATGACGACCGGCATGGGCGGCGGTCCAGATCAAATCTGCGTTCCATGCGCCGAAGTAGTCATGTCACAGCGGGCGCGCGGCGCTATCAAATGGGAAGACGAGCGATCCCCTGAGAGCAAGGCGATAGGACCAGCCAGAGCCACCCCACTCAAGCAGGAAGGAGCCGAGACGTGAACGACGAAGCAGCTATGTTCCTCATAGGGGTGCTGGCCGTGGCGGCGGCTGCCATTCATATGCTGGTGGTGGTGGCGGCTGCTATTCAGTTCGGAAGGGCTCTGCTGGCGCTGTTCTAGCGATTTGGAGATGGTGAGATGAGGCGGGTGGGGCCTGCCAGGGAACCCCACAATGCGCGCCGAAACGTGAATTCCCGCTTCGTGCTACGGCTGGCAGAATTTCACCGTGTCGCCGCCTCTCCGGAAAGGATGAACCTACAATGCCGCCTAGCTCTTTCGAGCAGCCCAGGGGCCATTTCGACGGGTGAAGGCACCCACCAACATTCCGAGAATTGTCGTAGCACAGAAAAAGGTGAGCGGCAATCACCTTAAGCGAAATTTCCTTTCAGATTCAACGCACTTATGCTAGGGTGAAGTCATGGAAAAGCGCCCTCAATTTGACGCGATGGTGCCTGCTCAGGAAGAGCTAGCCATCAAGTTTTGCATGGAGATTGCGGGGCCTCGCGGCCAGCCGGGATACCCGCCCGACCCGGTGAGATTGCTGGAGATGGCGCAAGCGCTTTACGAAGCAGAGGTTGGCCCCGAGCGATTTTCGAAAATCATCGACGTCTAGGCCAAGGCACAATGCCGTCAGCCACAGTCGGCGGGCTCAGCCGGAACTCTACCCTACGGCCATCCCTCCCCGCTTCCTGGCATACACCGCACACCACGACCTTCTTCAGCGAAGGGGCTAGGGACGGATAGTCCATTCCATGCCTCTTGGCGATGGTCACGAGATTGAGCCGGACGTACCGACGACACGTCATGCAATGCATGGATATTTCATGGCCCGTGGCAATGCACATGCCTATCGTGTCGATGGACAGGGGATAGGTGATCTCGGGAAGCTTGAGGTCTTTCATTTCCGCTTCGGGCGAGGAACCGGCGCCCTCGCAATGGCCCTCTGCTTCAGCATGAACTTCGCCAGCGGGTTCTTTTCGTTCCAGATGTTTATCTCGGCTTCTTCAGCGGCTTTCTGGAATGCCTCTCTTGCCTGCTGAGGTGTGGCTTTGCCTTCGAACAGGTCAAGGAGCGCCTGGCGGGCCTTCCTGTGGCGAGGACCGGGCTTTGTCGGCCATGCCTCCAGGAGATGGTGAGCCGCTGCGGCGGCCGATCGCACCGTGGCAATGTCATTGCCGCCGTCGATGAAGATGTCCACGGGCTCGTCGAAACGCTTGTCTTCCACGCTGTACTCCGAACTCGACAGCGGGAAGATAGGGGACGGGCGGGCACAAAAAAAGACCCGACCACCTTGCGGCAGCCGGGCGACTGGAAACGGGGATGCGGTCAGGGCGGCGGGCGGCCCGTCATCCACGTATAAGCAGCAGCAAGGCCAGCAGCGAACGACAGGACGGCGGAGCCGAGGCGCAGCAGCCAGACGCCGGCCGACCCGGCACCGAAGGCGCGCTCCCGCATCTTCTTCACATCTTCGGTGACTTGCTCGACGCCCTCCACCTTGCGCTTGACGGTCGTTAGATCGGCCTCGATATGCGAGACCCGAAGGACGACGCTGTTCATGCCTTCGTGAAGCCCCGCGCGGCTGTCCTCGGCCCGATCCATCCGCCGCTTGATGTCCTCAATCGAGGTGAGGATGCTGCCTAGCGTTCTCTCGACATTGGTTTCAGGCATCAGCCCCCGCCTCGGTTCATGCTTTTTAAGGAATGAGGAACCGTTGCCGGGGCAGTGTGTTGCCAGCCGTCGGCGATCCCGAACGTCGTCGATGGTAGGGCTCGGGAGCTGTTAGCGCAGCTTCCGGGTCCGCTTCATTTGCAGTAGGCGTCGAAGCCCGCATTGTGCCGCCTGACCTGATCGACAGTTTCAGGCGTGTCCCGGCTCGAGTAGGTGATCGGCGGGAAGACCGCGCACACCGCCTTAGTCGCGGCGGTAGGGGTCGTCGTCTGGCACGCGGCCAGGCTGGACACGGTTGCGAGCAGCAGCAGCGCCTTCCAGCTCCTTGAGGTGCTTTTCATATGCATCGGCCTCCTTGGCGCGGTTTCGGTTGCGTTCGGCCTTGGCCCCGTCGAGCCGGCCTTTGAAGAAGGCGATGAGGGCAGCAATGACAGCGCCGCCGAGCAGGTAGAGAATGCCGTCTGCTCCGAACATCACTGCACCCTCGCTAGTTTGGCGTCGCGGCGTCGAGCCCGTCGGTTGCCGATCTCCTGCCATGGGTTCGGGATGACCGGGATGGAGGGCGCTTGGCGCGGCCCGTCAAAGGCCAGCAAGGCGCACAGAGCGAAGACGGCGATCACTTCGCCCACCCCAGCTTGCGCGCCGTCCAGTACCAGCCTTCAGCCAGGAACGGCGAAACCATGCCGGCCCCAAGGCTCACCCATTGGGCAATCTCGGGATCGGCAATCAGGTCGGCGGCCTCGTTCTCATTGACCAGCCCGAAGTAGAGCAGCGGGAAGGTGAGATACCTCAGCAGAATGCGGATCAGCGGGGCCATGGTCAGCCTCCTATGACGTTAACGAGAGCGATGATCGCCGAGGCGAGGACGAGCCCGATGCAGCTCAGCCCTGAGACGATGATGCTCAGGACGACCCCTGCCCCATCGCTGGGCCGATAGGATGCGTGCGGGATGAAGCTGACGGACAGGGCGCACCACAAGCCGCAGCCGATCGCGAGAATGAGAAGCAGGACGGCGGTGTTCATTTCGCCTTCTCCTTTGCGGGCCAGATGATGCCGAGCGCCCGCCGCAGCAGCCGCCAGTACCAAGGCTCAGGCTGTGCAGGAGCGGGACCGGGCTTGACGGCAGGGGGATTGTCTTCGACGTGGACGACGCCGGGCTTAGAGGGGATGGCGGGCTTGGCCGCAGGGGGTGCCGCCTCGCCGTACCCTTCCGCCTTCAGAAGCGCGTCGTATTGCTTCGCGTAGCCGGCGATCAGGTCGGCCCGATCCATGCCGTTGATGATCCGGCGCGCACCGCGGAAGTCGGACCTTTTCAGCGTCACATAGTCGGAAAGCTTCTTGGTGGTGAACCAGCCCTCTTTCATCCCGACTACGAGGATCGGAGCGGCGTGCTTCGGCAGCAGCAGGAGTTCCGGGTTCCTGATGAAATCGACGCCGAGTTCCTTGCTGGCCCTCTGGTAGTTGTCCTTCCATGTGAGCTGGGCATAGCCCATGCCGACGTAGGGGTAGTATTTCTTGCTCTTGAGGTAGGCTTCGCCGCCCATCTCCCGGATAGGCTTCATGGTGTGAGCCGTCTCGTGCCATGCGGTCGCGAGCACATAGGCGCATTCGTTGCGGAGCAGGCCGTGTTCAATGCACGCGTCGATAATCATCCGCGTGTCGCCTCGCGAAAGGTCCATGATCTACCTCGCTGATGAGAATGAGACAGGCAGCCGCAAGCCGATTGAGCTTGCGGGGGCCTTGTGTCCTTAAGGTTGTACGGAGGGCGGCGGTTGTGGTAGGGGTGCGGAACGGGAACCTGAGGGGGGGGTATCTTGCTATTTGTATGGCGCGTTCGCTTCCATCTGTGGCTGATGGGCGCTCAACAAAGCCTGTACCCAGATTTCGTTATCACCCACATCTCAAGGCGGCTGACGCTCAACAGACCACGCGATGTTGCGAGATATGTTCTGGCACACCCGCCATATTGGGACGCAGGCACCAAGTTCTAGGCCGACTTCGGGGATACTCACCTAGACCCCGCGTATCAGAATGCCCTTGAACGAAGCACGCGCGATTGTGTGCTGGGTACCCGCTGCCCATCCCGTGACAACGACCTTGATCGTGTCCGGAACCAACGTCCCTATGAGAGCCTCGATCTGGAACACCTGACGCGAGTTGGCGTTGCCCGCTTCCAGACGGAAATCCATCGTGCCGTAGTCTGCATCGACCCCGCCGCGTGTACGCACGAATTTGAGCGTAATCACATCTTCGACTGCTGATGCATGACCATTAAACTGGACCTGTGCAGTACACTCGTATGTGCCGGCGCGTGAGGCCGTGAATATGCCTGTTCCTGAACTAACTTGCGTGAAGTCGTCGTATATCTGCGAGCTGTATGTGATTGTCTTAGGGTCTGCTTGTCCGGTTGATCCCACGAACCGGTGGTCCCACATCGGGTAAAGGGCGGACGTGAGGTAGCGCCCTCCCATAAAAATGTACTGCCCCGCTGCGTCGGGATTGGTTTGGTGCGCCGGGAGAAGGATCGGCACTTCGACGCCCGTTGCGTCCGTACCAAATATAACGAACTCGGTAGCCAGATTGTTGTCCGTCGCATTCACGCGACGTGCGCCGATCTTCAAACTGCCAACTGCCGTTGCAGCCGGATCGTCGGTCGGCATGTTGATCTGGTGGAGAAAGTCCGTTGGGCGGGCCAGGTCGCCTTGCCGCCAGTCCACCCAATCCGCAACCGAGGCGATCTTGCGCGTATCGACGCCCGACGCGCCGAGCGCGTTTGGTTCGGCGCGTCCTGCCTGAATGAGCAGAGGCGCGTTGACCGCGGCTGATGCCGGGGCAACGGTCGTCCCGCCAAATTCCTCCAACTCGGCACCAAGCCGAATAGGGAACCGCACGCTGACGCTACGCGCCTTCGCAGCCACCCAGGCGGCAGCAAGGTGGTCGCGCATGTCGACCGGGAACGTTGTCGCGCCATCGCTCAAGGTGATGCGAAGCCCGCCGAGCTTGTGACCAGCCGCCCAATGTTTCTGCTCGATATGCGGCCCTGTCAGGAAGAAGGATGACGTATGCCCATTCGTTCCTGTGCGCGTTGTGTACGTCTTCCATGGCCCGCCATCGGGATCGCCGCTCGTCGGCCGAACTGCACCATCTTCGCTTTCGTCCGCCGTGATGATGTCCGTGGCCGAGTGGCCGCAGAAATGCGCGTCGATCGGATAGGTGTCGAAGAGCGACAGCCAGCGCGACTGTGGCTTCAACCGATACCACTCGGTTGACGGCCTATTGTTATACAGCCCGGCCTCGTACAGCGGCGCATGCGTGCAAAGGATGATGTTGTGTGTGTGCTGGAACTGCTTCAGCAGGGCCTCGACCTGATCCATCCAGAGAGGTGACATCACCTGCTCGACGCTCTTGTAGCCCTCATATCCACAGAACACGAAGGCCATGTTCCCGCAGGTGAGCGCGTAAACAGGCGGGCGGCGCGTCCTCTTATAGAAGCCGACGCCCATGTTGAGCACGGTCGGGCTGTCTGTAGCAGAGGAGGCCATGTCATGGTTGCCTGCGATGGCGTACCACGTCTCAATCGGGATTCCCGACGCATACAGCGCGTCAAAGTAATCGCCCCACAGGAAGCCTTGCGTCGATGTCGGGGCTGCGACACTCTCATCGCCTTGATTGACAAGATCACCGAGCATGAACACCGCATTTGGCTTCAGTGCCGCGATGTCCGCCAGAACGTCCGCGAGATATCCCTCTTGCGTCTCGTTGTTATAAACCTGGTGGTCTGAGGTGATGAAAATATCAAGCTGTTTGCGCTGGTAGTTGTCCACATACGCCTTGACGACGCTCTCCGACGGCAACTTCTCGTCGCTATCGCCAAGCGCCCCCGCGCTGTTGACGAAGCCAAAGCCGGAAGCGTCGGTGTCGGTGGTCAGGACGGCATCAGGAGAGCCGCCACCTGTTGCAGACACAACCGGATTGGCCGGGTCGGTGTTGTCAACCGTGACGTTCGCACCAGCGACGATGGACTGGATTACGCCATCCGCACCGTCATTGCCGGCAGGCCCCTGCTCGCCGGGCTCGCCTTGTTCGCCCTGCTCGCCCTGTGGACCCTGTTCGCCTTGGATGCCTTGTTCGCCCTGCGGACCCGCATCACCCTGTGGCCCCGGATCGCCTTGGGGACCCTGCTCTCCTTGCGGGCCTTGCTCGCCTTCAGGACCGGGTTCGCCCTGCGGGCCGGGAATGCCGCCAAGCGTGGCAAGCCATTCTTCCTCGGTCCCCTCAAAGCCATTGGCAACCGCAATCTCATAGGCGGACTTGCCATTGGTGGGAACGAGCTTCGGAACGGCCCGAAAGATCGACTTCGACCGGGTTTTGGTGAAGATCGTCTTGGAAGGCACTATCGCCATTCGTAGCCCCCATTGATGTAGGCCAGCGTGCCAGTCCAGAGCACGGTCTTCTCGCCAGTCTCGCTGATGTGCCGGCAGCCGACGTGATAGGTGTTGCCGGGGCACATGCTGGACATGCGCGCCTCCGGAACGATCCACTGGAATTCACCGGAAGCCGGTCGCGTGATCGTGCCATCTTCGGTCGTGAGGTTCAGAACCGGGGACCCGCCACGAGCCTGCACCTGAACCTGGATTTCCCCGGTATCGATGTCGGTCAGAGGCTCGCCGGTATCTTCGTCGCGACCGGCCATGCCTTCGGCCCAATCGCCGCCCGAAATGGTGGTGAAGGAAAACTGCTTCATGGCTCAGAGCTTTATGAATACAGGGACGACGATGGACGGCTGGACGCTGGGGTGAGCCTCGCCACCACCAGTGTTGTTTGCCGCAGCCGTGATGCCGGTCGTTTTCGAACCGACGTTCCCGGCTTGGCTATGGGTCTGGAAATTGGCAAAGCCGCCGCCATCGCCAGTCGACCCGCGAGTCGTGTATCCAAGGCTGTGGCTATGGAAGTGGCCGGGGTCGGTGATTGTCACACTATGGCCGTGAGCCGGCATCTGCGCCTCGGTCAGGGTGTGGGTCTGAGATCCGCCCTTTGCTCCCAGAAGGTCACTGTCGGCCCCCAGGATGGCATCGGTCAGCACGCCGGCCGCAGATGCCCCGAAGCTGTCCGGAACGACAAAGGTACGGCCCTTCGGGTCAGGCAGGGCTATCGTCTTGTTCGCCGCCCAATCGCCGTTCGCCGTGCCTCCCCTGCCGCCAGAGACAGCAAGGTTGGCATCCTGATTCCAGAGGTGGACGAACAGCGCCTGGCAGTCGGCATTGGCCCGTTCCGTCGCACCAGAAGCCGCAGCCCCGATGGTGCGACCGTTCATGCGGACCCAGCCGTTCCGCGCGGACGAGCGCCATGCGAATATCAGGTCCCCGGTCTGGAAAAGCTTTTCGACCGGCGTATCGGAATCGGGAATTTCGGGAGGCGTCGTGGTGGGAACGGAGATCCCGTCATCGTCGCTGATCGTCCCTCCATCCCCGTCCGTGATCCGCACACGATATGTCTCCCCCTCCGGGAGATAGACCGCCGGCCATTTGCCGAAGGCAGACGCCGGCACGGGGTGATCGTGCGGGATTGAATAGGCGGGATCGGTGTAGACCAGCAGAGGCGTCGTGGTGCCGGCATCGAAGAAATATGCCTTCGCCTCTGCGATGCCCCTTCCGCTGTCATCGCGCTCATAGGTACGCGACTTGTCCCAAAGAACAGCCATAGGTTGCCTCAGTCTGGTTTTTCGGATTGGGAATTGCTATGTGACGGCGATGAAGACGCGTTCGATGATCATTGCGTCAGCCGTATTTTCGGTCGGCTTGGCGCTTCATTATGGAGCAGAAACCGTCGCAGCAGTCTTTCTAGTTGGGCATGTACTTGGCTATCAGCTTCACGTCTTGGAGGTGAAGCTGAATAAGCTTTTGAACGAGCGTGGGCTGTACGTCTCTGATAAGGAACTAGCCGATTGAACGAGGACGACCCCCGCAAACGTCTTCAGGGTTTTCCGCTTGACGAGCACAAGCGGGCGACTGGGCGTCAGCCAGCCATAAATTGGGGACCACTCTTCGTGGTCGCCTTTACCTTTGTCGCAATCTACTTCGTCTGGGCCCCTATCGTGGGATGGCTGCTGCCCTAGGGTCAGCGCTAACGCTTGCGGCACCCGCTGGCGCCAGCAACGGATCCAGCCCGCGCAGGGCGTCACGAATGCGCCCCAGAACCCGCTCTTTCTTCTTCAGCATCTTTATCGCGTTCTGTATCTTTGTCGGGTCTTTCGACAGCAGCATTTCGGCCATTTTGTCCGCGACCTTCTCGTTGATACCCTGCTCGCCTTTGATGATCTGGCGTATCGCCGTCGCAGCTGCCTGCATCGGGTGGCCTTCCAGCAAAAGTTCAAGTGTGTCACGCCCGACCGACCCAGCCTCCAGTTCGGCGCGCTCGATCTGCTGCATTGCGGTGGTCGAGTTGCCGCGAGCGGCATCACCGGTTCGGCGCATCAGCGCCTCGCGCATGAGGGTGCCTTGGAATTTCCGGAACGCTTGATCGTTCTGGAACATCGCCCGCATTGTGTCGCGGATGGCTGGAGTGCCGAACACCGCCTTGATGATGTCGCGCCCGTCTCGCTGTTTGGCGATGCGGTCCTGAATGGCGCGCGCCGCCCCTAACTGCACCATCTCCCTTTCCCCCGGGGTCAGCCCGCGCAAGGCACCGCGCACCTCGTCCGCGCTCATCCGAAACACCGCTTGGCCGAGTTCCAGAGCGTCATCCATCTCATGCGTTGAAGAATAGATACCGCGCGCCTTGCGATATGCTGGTGATGCAGCATCCATCGACTGGAGAAGGCGGCGTTGGACCCCCAGAAGAGCGCGCGCCTTGGTATCGTCCCCGGCCCGCTTGGCTGTGCCTATCATGCCGTCGATTTCCATCTTGACAGCATGCAGAGCCCTAAGGTCGTACCGCTGGTTCTTCGCCGTCGCGAAAAACGACCGCATGCGCGCCAGCGTTGCTGTCGTGCCATCCGGACGAAGGTCCGACATGGGGTTGACGATCTTGTTTACCCCAGGCGTCACGGTTTCATCGATGTGCTTCACGACTCCGGTAACGTCCACCGGACGCGAGTTCGAAAATGCCTGCTGGTAAATGGGAGAGGCAATTTTCTCGCGTTGAGCGGCCATTCGGCCAACCGCTTGTCCGAATTTTGCGGGGTCCTTCAGGTTGCCTTTCAGGGCTTCGCTGATACGGTCGGGCTGCGCCAGATTGCGCGCCTCAATCGTTTCCAGAATGGCTTCCCTGCCGGTTCCCGGAACATTGACGGCGGCGCGAACACGGCCCCGGACGTTGGACCCTCCAACATCTGCCAGGACGGCATCGGGCGCGTTGCGAGACATCTGGCCGATCCGCTGCGCGGCCTGATCGATCGGCACGCCGTCGCGCGTGAACGCATCCGAGACTAGACGCGCGGCCCGGTCTTCCGGATTGAGGCGGCTGGATATGGCTGTGGTCACCGGGGAGGCGACCTGTTTTGCCCCTCTGTAGAGGCCGGCCCCAGCAGCCATCACCGGAGGTATCGCCCCGCCTATCGCGGCTCCCTTTGCGGCGTCGCTCGCCGACTTGGCCAGCCGCTTGCCTAGCCCGCCTTCGCCGCTGCCAAAACCATACAAGCCACCGTATACCGCGCCGTCGATGGCTGCGCCCATGGCGCGCCCCCCGAGGCTTGAACCTGTTCGGCCCAGCATGGTCAACCCAGCCTGCCCAGCCTTCGCTCCGGTAGCCATTGCGCCGGCAATTTCACCGACAGCCGACGCTATAGGATGATCGCGGCGAGCCTGCTCTAGACTATCCCGTTGCTTGGTGAGCGCGCGGTCGTACGCCTGCCCAGCGCGGTCTAGCAAGCCTCCTTCATCTTCGCCGGTAACCGCTCCGACGATCATCTCAGGAATGGTTAGGGCGCCCGCCGTCATTTCGTCCGCGAGACCAAACGTGAGCCCCTGCATGCCGGCTACCATTGACGACGCGCCAGCACTATTGGGCAACTGCTTGTATTTGCGCGCCGGCTCAGGACCGGGCTCAGCCTGGACGGGAGCCTTGCCAACCGGCTGCTGACCGCCAAGGCTCTTGGCAATCTCTTCGACGGTCGCGTTCTGCTCTTCAGGCGACAACGAGCGGAACGAGTCATCGACCGTAACCTTGCGCCCGTTGACGGTGAGGGTCGCCATCAGTCGTCAATGCTCCATTCGACGCCGGAGGACGTGCGGTTGCCCTTGCCGGTGGCAGAGCGGCCGCCGCCGGGCTTGTAAAATTGGCCGCCGCGCAGCTCGTCGGCGCGCTGCTGGTTGAACTCCATCCTGCGCTGCGCAGCCGTGATGGCGCGTTCCACGATGATCTTGCGCTCTGCCGGCGTCTTGTCGATCGATGCCTGGAGGTCCACCAAAATCTTGCGCTCGCCCTCGGTAGGGGCCGCGCCGAAGGTTGCCTTCAGGTTGGCAAGGGCCTGATTGAGAACCACGTTCTGCAATTCAGTCGTTGCCTGCCCCTTCTCGTCATCGAACAGCCCGGTAGGGTCGTTTCTCGCAAGCCATGACTGAGCGCCGGCTGTCACGCCATAGCCCGCACGGTCATTGAGGGACTGGCCGCTTTCCCCGGGCGAAAGCACCGACTGGAGCAATTGAATGGTGGAATCGTTTGCCTGCACCATCTCGTCGGCCTCAAGCACGGCCTTTTTGTCGGTCGCCGTGAGAGGCTGGGCATCCTCGCGCGGCATCTTGCCCGTGAGGACGTAGGAGCGGTATGCCGGATCATCGGGCGACAAGCCGAATTCGGCAGCCGAAGCCGCGCGCTGCGAAGCGTCCGTGTTCCCGCCCGGCGCCGTGATCCATTCCCTCCGTGCCGGGTCGTATAGCCGACCGTCGCCCGCGTTGATGAGGTCGGCCGATGGGTTGCGCGCCTTCTCCACTTCAAGCCTGAGCTTCTCCAGCCTCAGTTCCGCCTCGGGATCGCCGCCGCGAAGCTTCTCTGCCTCTCTTGCAATGGCGATGCCGAGGGGACGCGTCTCCTTATTTCGGAAGAGGTCTAGCATCACCTCGCGAGGTGGCAGCAGCGAGCCACCGGAGGCCGCAGGAGAGGCTTGGGCCATCTGGACGCCCGAAGGAGCCTGAGAGCCCGCCATCGCGCCCTGTGCGCCTCCTAGGCCGTCCCTGTCGCCTATTCCTGCCTTAGCCGCGCCGTACCACGGACCCCAGCCGCCTTCCTTGGCTTTGTCGAGGGCAAAATCGATGCCCTTCTGCCATGCGCCGGGATCTGATGGATGAAGGCCGGTCGACTGCTGGAATTCGTTCCCAAGCCCGCCGTTCATGTAGAGCTGGAAAGGACCGTAGGACTGCTCCCGGACGCCATCCTTCACCACATCGCTCTGGCGCGTCGGGTCGGACACGCCGCCCTCGCTCATCGCCACCCTGACCGCGATTTCCGGGTCGATGCCGCGCTTCTGGGCAGCATGGCGGATGTACGATTCGATAGCCCCGGAAGGAGGATTGCCGCCCGACGCTGCATGGGCCTGAGCCACACGCTGCGAAGCCGGGTCGGCCGGCATCTCAGGCGCGCGGGCAACCTGCTGCTGCTGAGGCTGCAGCGCGGCAAGGCTCATGTCCGACATGCTGCCGCCCGCCGGCCCGCCATAGAGCGAGTCCACATAGCCATCGAGGGTCTTCCTCGTGCGGCGTTCCTGGATGATGTCGCCAAGCCCGGCAAGGCCACGCTCAAAGCCCGAAGTGTCGACCGGAGCGGGGCGCGAGGGATAGATGATGTTGACCATTTACAGGTAGCCCCCCAACGCCTTGATGCCGCCGCCGAGAATGGAACCGAACATGCTCGCGCCCTGGTTCCTGCCCTCGGCCAACTGGTTGTTCGCGCCCATTCGAGCGCCAAGCACGGCAGAGCCCAGATCAAGCCTGCGGTCTGTCGTCTGGCCTGCCAGATCGGCAAGACTACCGAGAGAACCGGCCTGCCCGCCAAGGCCAGTGAGGTAGTTCGCGTTCTGCTGGGCATCGAAGCCCTGAAGCCTGTCGAGGTGGCCGCCCCACTCCTGATTGGCCAAGCCCTGCGAATAGGTCAGCGTGTCGATATTCGTGTTGCCTGAGTTCAGCATGCCCCTCGCAGCGGCGCGCCGGTCCAGAGCATCAAGGCCCTGGTTCATCTGGAATTCGTAGCCCGGCCCGGTCTGGAACCGCTCCAGAGCCGCAGAAGAGCCATCTGCTCCGTTCAGGCCAAGGGCATCCTTGTAGAAGTCGAGATTGGCGAGCGATCGGTCTGCGAGGCCGCCGTAGATATCGCCGGCCTGCCCCAGATAATCCTTTGCCTCGGCAGCGCCGGAGTCGATCCACCCCATGCCCTGATTGTTGAAGTCGTTGATGCTGCGCATGTTCTTCTTGGCGGCATCCTTCGTTGCGCCGCCGAACAGATCGCTCAGAAAGCCCATGGTGAACCTCTATCGATAGGAAACGGCAATCACCGCGCCGTTGTTGTTCGGGTTTTGGAACCTGACCTGGTGCGAGGCCTCGTCGGATGCAGCCTCGTAGGAGCCGCCGGCTCTTCGGTGGGTGGGATTGGTGGGTGTGTATTGATAGTCTTCGGAGATGCCGGTCAGCGTGTACGTGTCACCCGAGTTACGGGCGTACGCGGCAGCGATGAGCCCGCCGCCCGCCTTCGTCTGCAGGAAGAGCGAAATATCGGTTGAATCGCTTGCGTCCGCGTTTTCTGCGTCGACCAGCGACGGATATTCGACGAGGCCGACCATCCTATAGGCGTGAATTTGCATTAGATTTGGGATGGGGCCTTCAAATGTCAGTGTGACCGGCCCTGAAGCCACATCCACCACTGCCGAGACTATCGCCACATAAATACGCGCGAACGCGACGAACCTAAATTGCTGCCGGTCGATTTGCGCCGCGCCACCGTTGATCGATGCTGACACCATCGCCCGACTTGGCGCGTCCGTTCCTGGTGTTCCCCAGAACGCCACTATCGCTACGACCTTGCGTTGCTCTGCGGGCCCGAAGTCCACGTTGGAAAATTCCATCGTGGAAGCCTCGCCTCCCGTATCGGTGGCCGGCCCCTGCCCCAGATATTCGAACTCCGCTTCCATACGCTCGCCGATGAACTGGATCGTGCTCATCCCGCTACAATCGTCCGCGTCGTCTTGGCGTTGAGGCGAAGCATGCGGCAATTGGAATTGCCCGATACCGTAGCAATCAGGTCATCCCCTACCCCAAGCACATTGGCCGATGTCCGGGAGATGACGCTTTCCGTGGATGACGCGCTATGAGCCGCACCGCCAAGCGCGGTGGAGTTGATCTTGAACGTGACCGTGCATGATCCGCTGTCGGCATCGGTCACGGTCTGGATTATCGTCCGCTCGACATCGTTGTTCTGGATGAGCACGTAATCCCGGTTGGCCGGGAAAGCGATCAGCAACGGATACTGGTCAGGCTGTACAAATTCAGGGTCAGGAACCGGCGTGTCCACGAAATCAATCGTTTTATTCACTGACCTTTCCACAGCCATGAGCCAGCGGAAGAAGTCCGGAGACGGGCTGCCATTGGGTAGGATGAAGACCGCCCTTTGATCGGGAAGCGGATCGGGCTTTCTCGTCATCGAGGCCACCTGTCGAACATGGACCCGCCGTAAAGCACTAGCTCAATCGGGTCGGCGACCTGGAGCCGCCATTGCCGGCCAAGCCGCGTCGTGCGGCCCGTCCGCGTCACTTCAACGCGCCTCAACTCCCCCTGCGTGCCTAGCGGCCTTAGCAATGGATTGCCGAAGGTCCGTCCGCCATCGTTGGACCATGAAATCGAAACCTTGGGGTCGCTCTCGATAGGGTCGATGCCCCGGTCTATGCCAACGCCCGTCTCGAAATCGAACGCGGCATAGACAATATTCGTCTCAATCGGGAAGCTATGCTGCTGGGTCGAGCGCACTTCCCAAGGCAAGAGGAAAGACGCCTCTCGCGGGTTCCTCTCGTTGATCCGGTACACGACGCCGGATGCTGCATCGAAGGCCAGCCATTCGTTGAAAGCGTTGATGCAGAAAGCCACGCGCCAGCGGTCGGAGCCGTAAGACTGCCTCTCGTGCCAGAAGTTGCCCGGAGCCGACAGGTCGAGCACAAAGGACCAGTCGGGCGACGAAATCGCAACGAAACGATGCCCCGCCGCGATGAACGCGCTCATGCGGACTACCGACCGATCCGCGACGGCCTCCAGCAATCTTTCAAGGAAGGGAGTCGACACACGCTCGAACCCGTCAGCCACCATCTTGCGAATGACGCAATCGTTGCCGACGAACACCAGAGGCCCGTCAAAGCCAGGCTCATATCCCGCAACGGCGTTGATGCCGTAGAGGCCGACCGGTCGAACGGTGACGCGGACATACGGGAAAGGGCTTTCACCTCGGTTCGTCCATATCTCTGTCGATGTCTGCCCCATGAAGAGCATGTCACGGCCATACGGGACGCATCGCACCATGCCGTCAGGCGAGCTTTCCGCTGTCACGAAGCTGTTGGCGTTAAACTCGTCATCGTTCAGGTCAGACGCGCTCACCCTGCCCGAAGCCGTGGGGAGGAAGAAATAGCCATCCTGATAGGTGATCATCAGCGACGAAGGCAGATCGGCATCGGAGAACGCCGAGACAGTCGCCGAAGCGATCTGGAAAGGCCCCGCGCTGGTCTGCAGCAGGATTTGGTTCGTCGGCGCCCGCATGTTGTGCGCCATGGTGATGTCACCAATACCCCCAAGGGTTCCGGAAAGCTGCTCCACCGTGTAGCTGCCGCCCGACTTGGTGACGGAGTAAACCTTGTCCCCGTTGGCGATGTAGAGGATGGAGCCGACCAGCAATGCCCCACGAGGAACGCCAGAGCCGGCAGCGAATGCATCATCAAGCCCCGGAGCCCTGCGATAGAGGAACTTCGACCGCGACCCCTCGGGAGCCTTCTCGGCATAGGCATTGATCAGCCGGCCGCCATTCTCGCCGGGGTTGATTGATGGTTCTGTGGAGAGGGGGAAGTTGATTTCCATCAGTAGTACGTCGCCTGCAGCGGCTGGCCGGATAGCGTCTCAGCGCCGATCTCGCGAAGCCTGCGCTCTGCTTCGATCCGCTTGCCGCTGTCGCCCGCAACGCCGAAGTCTTCAGCGCATGCCTGAGCCAGGATCGTCGCTAGGCTTTCGAAACACTCGTCCTCGATCTGGTCGGGATCGCCGTAGCCATAGATTTTCCGAGCTGCGAGTTCCGCCAGCGTCGGCTCAAGCATGTCGTCCACCACCTTTGCATCTTCGGCTGAAGGCTGCTGCCCTGCGGCGACAACCTTCAGCTTGGCGAGTGCACGGGTGACGAGTTCCTCGCGCGTTTTCACGGCTGTCAGCCCCTCTTTGCCGCCTTGGCAGCGCGGGCAGCCGCCATGCGATCAGTCGGCTCGTCGTCGGAGTCGAGCGGGGGAAGGCCGGCGGCCATACGGGCCGCTTCTGCCGGCGCGCGGGCGGCGCGCTCCTCGTGGTCTTCGAGCGTGTGATCGCCCTTCTTGTCGCCTACCGCGAAATACGGGTTGCCGCGGAACTTCGCGAGGTGCTTTTCGTCTGTCACCTCGACCGACTGGCCCTTGTTGAAGTGATAGCCGAACTGCGTCGTTTCCTCAGAGACGCCCTGCTCAGGGGTGTAAGTGACCTTGGCCATGGGATGGCCTCCTTGTCGCTAGGATGAAAGGAAAGGCCCGCCGAAGCGGGCCAAGGCTTAATTGGGGGTGACGAACGCGATGATCACATCAACGTCGCCGGTCGTCGCCGCCGTGCCGGTCAGGTCGAGCGTTGCCGTGATCGTGGTATCGGCCGCAACACGGTAGCCGACGTTCTCATCCAGCGGCACAAAGCCCGCCGTACCGGTGGCGAGGTTCGTCCCGTACAGATCGTCGTCGGCGCTGGTGCCGATGTCGATCTGGTTGTTCGTGCCGGCATTCGTCACCGTCTGCACGTTGATGCCCGACAGCGGCTTCAGGATGATTGCGCCGGCAGGAATTCTGCCGACGACAACTACCTGGCCAGCCTGACCGAAGGCGATGTTCTTCCGGAGATACTGGACGTTCTGGTAAAGGTCATTTCGAGCGGTTGGTTCGCGATTGAGGCCCATTGTGGCGCTCCTTGAATTGAGGGAGGGGTGGGAGGCGAGCGGGCCGCCTCCCGTCAGGATCAGGCGTCAGCCGCAGCGGAAACGAAGCCCGTGACAACGCCCCACTGCTTCAGCGTGGTGCTGTCGTTCGGGTGCTTCTTGAACATCTTGGCCACGCCATAGGCCATCTCGGTGCCGACGCCCTTGATGAAGCCGTAGTCGTCTTCCTTGCGGAAGGTCGGGCGGGCCATCTGAGCCCAGGCAAGCGCAAGAGCCTGCTGGCCACAGAGGAACACCGGCTCCACACGGGACGAACCGTTGCCGGCCGTGAGCAGCGAGGTCCAGACGCTGGTGACGTACTGCGAGATTTCCGGGACCTCGCGGATAATCACGCCATCCCAGATCAGGTCGCCGTCCTGGAACAGCGGGTTCTTGCTCACGTCGCGCGGGCGAGCATCCATGTTGATGGTCGCCATGTCGAGCTTCAGGTCGCGGAACGCGTTGGTTCCGGCGAACAGGACGTAGTGGTTATAGCCTTCGCTCGACGTGAAGGGGCGGATCGACGGCGTGGCAAGGTTCGCGGTGCGCTTCAGCTGCGACACTAGAGCCTTGTTGAGCTTGTCGTTGGTCGTGTCGACATTGCCCAGAGCGGTGGCATGGGTGGCGTTGTAGTTGCCGACAGCGGCGCCATAGAGCACGCGATCAGAGTTGCTCGCGTTCCATGCGTTGCGCTGGGCAGCCGAAGCCGCCTCGTAGCGGATGCCGTTGACGGTATCGCCAGCGTCGGAGTTCAGGCCGACAGGAGCCGACTCGCTCGGCAGCGCCATGAACGCTTCGATGATGTCGTCGCGCTGGCGCTCCTTGCCCCAGTCCGACAGAAGCGGCTTGGCCTCGCCGAAGACATCGGCGGAATCCTTCTGCTCCTCGGACTTCTTGGTCACCACCGCATGGCGTGCCCAGTCGATCCAGACGCGCATGCCGTAGTTGTCGATCTTCTCCTCGTTGCCGACGAGAGTGCCGGAGCCCGTGCCCGCGCCGCGAAGCTTGGTGACGAGCGGGATGTTCATCTGCTCGCCGCCCTGCTTCATCTCCTGGCGGATGCGGATGATGGAGTTGAGCGCCTGCCCCATGTAGGGCGAGAACATGTTCTGGCGAACGAACTCGCGGTTGATTTCCTGGGTGTAACGGACAAGCTTGTTGTTGCCGTCGATCGTGGTCGTAGCCATGGTCGAATACCTTTCGAGCGGCCGCCCTCAGAGGCGCTACCGCGTTGCGTGGCTGAACAGGCCCGCGTCACTGACATCGACATCGGCAGCGGCGTTGCCGCCGGCCGGAAGGCGCGTCAGGGAGGGCGGGAGTTGTACGTTCGGGTTTGACCGGTTGACGTTCTGGGCAGCGGTGGCCTGGATGCGCTCAAGGATTTTCGCCTGCTGGGCGGGATCGCCGAGCCGTTTTTCCAGTTCGGCCTCAAGCCACTTCTCGGGATCGTCGCCGACCTTCTGAAGCGTCTGAGAACGCTTGTGCCACTGGACGATATCCTCGTAGGGATCGTCCGACTGCTTGATGCGCTGATACTCCGCGCGGGCGCTCGGGTCGCCGGCCTGGATTGCCTGCCCAAACGCCGAATAGGCAGCCTGGACAGTTTCCTTGCCGTAGTCCCTGACCGCCATACGCATTGAAAAGCGCTCGGCCTGCTCCTGCAAAGCCTGCTGGACGGGGGTTAGCGCAGCCTGGACAAACCCGTTCGGGTCATCCCAGATTTCAGGAGTAGGCTTCGGCTCCTCGACTTTAGGGGCGGCCTGCGGCTGCCTTGTCTGCCGGGAGAGAAGTTCGACTTGGCCCTGAAGCTGGGCAAGCTGGGTGCGGAGAGTTTCCGCCTCTTGCTCCTTCTCACGGGCCTTTGCCCTGGACGCCGCAAGGACTGCGGGAGGGATTCCCCCATGCTCCGCTTCCTCGGCCCCTGCCGCAGCTCCTGCCTCGACTCCCGGCTCTTCCTTCTCCTTTGGAGCGAAGCGGCCATGCTCGTCGCGGGCGACAGCGCTGTCGGTGGTGGTCGTCTCCTGCTGCTGGTCCTGCGAACCGTTGTCCGCAAGGATGTCGTCCAGTTCCGTACCGGTCATTGTCAGTCTCTCCGATGTCGTTGGGAGGTCACGAATCGCCCGGTTCAGCCCGGCGGCGGCATCGCCCTTGGGATGGCGGCTCCTGTCGCTGTAACATCGCGTCTCACGTTGCGCCCGTTATCCCCGGCGGCGGGTACTCACGCTGTTTGACGAGCGGCCTCGCGCTGCTGCTTCAGGTCGGCGCCCTTGAACGCCACGCGCTCTTGCCGCGCCTCCTGACGCTCACGCTCCTGCAATTCCATCTCGCGGGGCTTGAGCGCCGTTTCGGTGTCGATCTTCCGGGTTTCGGCCATGGTCTTCACCGTGCCGGCGTTGGTGGCCCGGATGTCAGCGAGGGCCTTGGCAACATCGATCTCGGATGGCCCTTCCGGTCCCCCAGCCCCGGCATCGGAAAGCGCCTTCTGAGCCTGCGCCTGCTTTAGGACCGCACTTGCCTGCTTGTCGGCTAGCTCGGCCTGCATGGCCGGAGCCTGCGTCTGCATCGCCTGCTGCTGAGCCTGCTGGAGCATCGTGGTGATCTTCTTCTTCTGCGAGCCGGCCAGGGGCGACAGTTCGATGATGACCTCGGGCGGGACCTGCTGTCCCTTCTGCGCCATGATCGAAAGCGTATCGTAGGCGTCGGCCTGCATGTTGATCGTATCCGGCCCCTCGTCGATGATGATGTCCACATCCAGCGAGCCGAGCGCGTTCATAATCGTAGGAATGCCGGTTGCGGGGTCGACAACTAGCTCGTTGATCTTGAAATGATGTGCGACTTTCTCGTCATCGGTGACGCGAACCCACCGCTCTGCTGTCCAATGATGCTGAACCGCATTCCAGATCGCGCGGTAGACACGGAGCTTCCAGCCTTTGAAGGCGAGGAGATACGGTCCAAGCTCGGCAATGCCGGCCTGCTGCTGCAACTGGATCGCCCGGCCCGACATGTCCTGCACGCCAGAACCGATGAGAGCCGGGTTGAAGCCGTAGTTCTCGATTTCGGCCTTTGCGTCTTCAAGGAACTTCAACTGCCCGGTGAGTTCCTGCCCCTTGCCGTTGTCATCGAACTCGGGCGCCTTCGTGCCGGGTGCATGTTCGATCACGCCATCAGGTCGCGCCGCTTCCGCGCGGACCTTCTCGACATCCATTCCCGCGCCCTTCTCGATGATCATGCGGCGCGAGTTGAGGATATGCAGGCCCTTGGAGCGGCGCTGGTTTATTTCGTCCTGGCTCGACTTCATGTTGCGCACGAAGCCGTAGCGGTCGCCGTCGTGATCGACGTTGGCAGAGTACATGATGTACTTGCAGAAGGTCTTGCCCTTCTCGTCAACGAACGGGCTCTCGCCCCAGGCCAGTTTCAGCGAGCCGGTGTACAGGCACCAGAACCACTTGCCGCCCTTCATGTACCAGTGATCGACAATGCGTATCTTCTTGCCGTCGTCAGTGGTGGAAAACCACTTCTGCTCATGGTCGGGGTTGGTGGTAAGCTCGCTGCCCGACTCCACTGATGCCCTGATCTGGCTCTCCAGGTGGGGAGCAAGCTCTATCGCGGCCTCAATGTCAGCCCACTTCGCCACGCCCATGTAGCGAGCGTCGGAGAAGTCCATCTTCAGTGAGCGAGGGTCATAGAAGAACGAGGACGGATCGACATCCTCAAGGCCAACCTCCACATCGCCCTTGTCGCCCTGCTCCAGAAGGAGTTCAATGCCGCCGATGCCATCCACCGCACCGTTGAGCCCTGCAATCGGGCTCTTGGCCGGCCACTCCTGCTCATCGCACACATAGCGCAGGACAGCGGTGGCTATCTCAGCGCCTTCCTCGTGCTTGGGAGTGCGGGGGAAGCCCTTTGGATCGGTGCGCTGCTTCTCCAGCAGGCCGACGACGGCGTTGATCTTGCGCCCGATGCGGTTGTAGGTGACGACGGGCTGGCGGCGCTTGTTGAACGCCTTGATCTGCTTATCGGTCCACTGTGCGCCGTGGTAGTAGCGCCTGGCGTCCTGCTGCTCCTTGATCTCATCGTTCTTCATGTCGAGATAGGACAGGTACTGCTTCTTCAGTTGATCATGCGTGAAGCCGGCATCAGCCTCGGCAGTGGCGGTGACGCCCTGCGCTGGGCTGGAGCCCGGAACATAGCCGCTTCGGTTCATTGATCACCTAATAGCTTTGCCAGTCGCCGGGTTCGGCCGTCTCACGAGACACTCGGTAGTCATCCGGCTTGGCTGGCGGCGACGGTCTTGCCGGCGCCTGCCCTGCCAGCATCTTGTCGAGCAACTGCCCCACCAACCCCAGCGCATCGACCTGATCGTCGTGCTTGCCGGCGGGGAAGGAGAGCAGCTCGCTTCGGAGGTCGGGCCACCAAGGCGCATCGGCCTGGTAGTAGATCCCCGCGAGAGACGCCCTGCCTCGTATCGACTGAGCCCTTACCGCCTTGTCGCCGCCGCGCGTCGGGAACTGCTCCCGTGCGCACCATGCGTGTCTTGCCCGCTGGCGCTGGTTGATAAACGGGCCAAGGCTGGCCTTGATCTGCCCGGTTTCCTCTGCCCAGCCCATTGGATCATGAGCCAGCACGAGGTCACAGAACGCTTCGATCCAGACATCAGACGCGGCCTGCTTGCGCCACAGGTCGAGAATGTAAATCCGCTCCTCGGGATCGACCCCGATCACCACATGCACGGTGTAGTCACCACCATCGGCAGTGACCGCGTAATCCGAGCCGCCATAGACGCGAAGGGTTTTCGGGTCAGGCAGCTTTGCAACTGACTTGAACCACTCTGCCTTGAAGTAGTTGCCTTCCTCCGGCGTTGGCCGCTGCTGGTAGAGCGCTGACCAGTCGCGGGCGCCGATCGCCAGCTTGATCTTCTCCAGCGCAGGAAGGCCGTACTGTTCAGGCCACAGTGGCTCGCCCGCGTCGTTGATCGCCGGCAGGTTCAGGATTTCCCAGCCCTCGTGCTGGTGCTCTGCCAGCAACCAGCCTGACAGGTCATCCTCGTGCCATCTGGTCTGGATGATCACGATTCGGCCGCCGGGCATCAGGCGGGTATAGGCGGTGGACGTGTACCAATCCCGCGTCTTCTTGCGGATCAGTTCGGAGTCGGCTTCCTCGCGGTTCTTAACCGGGTCGTCGATCAGCAGCAGATGCGCGCCGCGACCAGTGAGCGGGCCACCGACGCCAACGGCATAGAATGCGCCGCTTTGCTTCAGGCTGTGCTCGAAACCGCCTTCCCATCCCTGGATGTGGAAGCGCTTGGCTGCCCTGCTGTCTCCTGCCAGCGTCACGCCCGGGAAAATGCCGGCGTAGGCGCGGTCCTCGATCTGGTTCTTGACCTTGCGCCCGAAGTCGTCGGCAAGCTCCTGAGCATAGGCCGCCGACACAACGTAGTGGTCGGGGTTGCGCCCCAGATACCATGCCGGGAAGAACTCGCTCGCCAGCATGGACTTGCCGTGCCTCGGCGGCATGGTGATCATGAGGCGGGTGATCTCTCCCCGCTCGACTGCCTCCAGCTTCCTCGCGATCAGCCTGTGATGCGGCGCGTCCCGATAGCCGGGCCACTGGTATGCCGCATAGGCGATGAGGCGGGAGAAGGCGTAGTCTTCAGCCGTTAGCGCGGGAAGCGGCTGCAACTGCGGCGTCTCGCTGCTCTTTGGTCTGCGTCGTCACTTCGATGCCGCCTGAGTGTTCGACGTTGGCCAGTTTCGGATGGACGTAGGGCGCCGCCTTCTCTGCGGCCCAGCACCGGTTTTCCATCGACTGCTCCACATCGCGAAGCACTGACAGCATGAAGTCGAGCGGCGTAAGACCGGAAGCCTTTATCTCTGCCTCGCGCGCTGCTGAGGCGCTATTGGGCGTGCCTGCCTTGCGGCCGGCGCCCTCGCGCTTACCGCCTCGGGCCATTTGATTTCCTTTGAATGTTTTTCAAAAACCCGCCTCTTAGCTCTCGCCTTGGGGTAGGGTTTTCTCTCTGGGGGACTATGAGAGGGTGTTGGACGGGAAACTTGGGTTAGCGCCGGATGCCCGCCGATCTACTGGCAGGCGCTTCTGAATCCACACTGGGCGGGGAGTCGACCCCCGGAACCGGTGATAAGGCTGACGAATGACTGTGGCCCCGTCATCCCAACTTCCGCTGCCACGCGGCCAGACCCGGCAATGGTTATTGCACGGGAGCGTAGTGAGGTACCCTATGGTTAAGTTCCCGAGCTTCGGCGTTATCCGGACTGCCGCGCCAACGGCAGGATCGGTTCCGAGGCAATTGAGAGCGTAACCACGACGGGCGGCGTAAGTCGCCCGCTTCGCTTTTAGTACCACACTTTTTCGGCCTGCCTCAACCGGCGGGCCGAGAGAGGTGGGGAATTCTGGTGCCCTTGGCGGTATCGCACCGCCCGCCCTAAGCATCACTGGCCGACCTCAAGGGTCTGACGCCTCCGCTTCGGCTGCTGCTACGCTTGGGCTCAATCCTGCCGACGCAATACGTCAATCTACAATCAGGGATAGCCGAATATGCCAACTTTGCCAAGCGGTATTTAGATACCGTTTGCGGCTGTCCACACATCCGTCAATGCATTCTCGAACCGCTTGCGCGCCGCCTCGTCCGACCGGCCTATGTAATGGCCGATGACCCCGAACGACACGCCGAAGGATCGCCACCACAAAAGCTGCCAATCGCTCCGCTTGAGATGGCGGGCCCACGCCAATATGTCGAGGTACTGAGATACCTGCTCGGGAGTAGGCATGAAGCGCGGTGCAATGGCCTCGACGGAGGCGTAGGCATCGATATAGTCGCGGACGAAATCCGGATACCCTGATTTGACCGCAAAGAACCGACGCTCCCTGTCGGGCATGGCCCGCAGGGTCTTCATCGCGGTTTCAAGCTTTCCCCAGACCTCGGCGCGCGAGAGCCTTTCCGTCCCCTTCACCTTGGGGCCGGGCTGCTTTGCGGCCTCCGGCCGGAGAGACATTCTCATGCCGCCTCTCTCCAGTACCCCGCCGCCCCACACAACGTCCTCGACGTTTGGGCGCATGCCAGGCTGCATCTCCGGCATCTTGTTTCTCTGGCGGCGTCTTGCTGCTTTGCTTCGTGCGGTCATCTAGCTCCCTCTATGGGCTGTGGGGTGGCGGGGAGGGTCATTTGGAGGCGCGAATACGGCGGTACGCCTGCCACTTGGCGAGCGGGGCATCGATGTCGTGGCCCATGTCTCGATAGAGTTGGGCAAACCCACCATCCCATGGGAGGAAGGTGCGCAAGCCATGGTGAATTGCGTACCGTCTGCCACAGTCTGGGCAGCCAACATGCTCAGCCGCTCCAAACGTCTGGATGACGTCCAGTTGCTTGTGCCTTCCGAGGCGGCAAAGCATTTTGCGAAGGTAGCTCATCTACCGCTCCTGCTCTTGTGGTTGGGTGGAGAGGATGGAGTCGATCATGGCTTGCCATGCTCCCAGCGCGGTGGTTTCGCTGTCCTCTCCGGAGCCGTGCGCGCCAGCCTTCACCATCTCGTCTGTCGGCTCCCGCAGGGCTTGGACTGCGGCTCGCGCTACCCTGCGGTCCACGTCCTGGTGGCTTTCACCCGGAAGGATGTATGCGCCTTCGTCCGCAATCGCCCGCGCCACCCGCTCAATCATGTTGCTCATGCCCGTTCCTTTCTCAGCTCAGGGACTATTGGCCAGATGGGGGCGGAGGGAGCGCGCCGGACGGATCGCGAACAATCCACTCAGCCCAGAAATAGCGATCAGGGAGCGCCCCGCCGACCAAAGCGATTTCCGGCGATACGGAGCCGAGTGTCGGGCACCAAATGTCATCTACGCCATGGACAACCACTACATGGTTGACATCTCTTGGGCCGCGCCCCGTCACGATGACGGGTAGACCGCCGCCGCGCGGATAGATGTTGCGTGCAACTTCGTCGAGCGTGTCGGCGAGGACCGGCATATGGATACGCCGCAAGCCCTGCGGGTGTAGCCATGCGTCAATGAACGTCATGGCCTCAATGCCGCTCAGGTCGTCGTGAGAGTGCGGGACACTCTCACGATCGATGCCAAGCACACAGGCAACGGCGGTGCGAAAGCAATCGCCCTGGATGCCTGCGCTGGGATCATGACGAAATGCCTGCAGTTGCCGCTTCAAGTCGCTCACAGCGCCTTCTCCTTCGTCAGTGTCGTGTCTATCGGACAGAACAGCATCGGGGCTCTGGAAATGGGGAGGGTTGGGCAGCCTCGTTCGTGGCGGCTAGATAGGCTCGTATGGCCGCCCTCAGCACGGGGCGAAGTATGGCCGTTTCAACATCATCGAATTCGTCGGAGCGAATGTCGCTGTGCCGGTGGAAAAGAGGCCGCCCATCCGCCGCTCTCTCCGGAAGACCAACCCCCAGCTCCACCGCATCCGCCGGCGAGTAGACAAGGTATTCGTCCAGCCTCACGCCGTGCCCAGGATGAGTTTTGCTCGGGACGACTTCAGCCCTGCGCGCGGCGACGATGGCCATCTCCAAGGCTGCTTCAGAAAGCGTGTTTTCCATGCGATTTTCCTACCACAAAACGAGGAAATTTGCTAATCTTTTCATGCACTTCACACCGATTTCAGCCGCTTCCGAGGGCTCTGGCGAGGTACAAGCTTTGGAGGGGGAGATTCATGCTGCCTCCAATGGATCGATGCCGACCGACAGGCTGATGACCCCGGCGGCGAACAGCGCCTCCTGACATGCCTGGCACGCGTATGTGTGTCCCTGAAGATAGGCGCGGGAGCCGTTGGCCTTATCGCCAGCCAGTGCAATCGCCACGACCTCAGCATGCCCCGCTTGATCGCAAATCGAACGGCACTTCTCGTATCCCTCACCGGGGAGCCGGGGGCACGCGCTCTGCGCATTGTGGCAGTAGTTCGTTCCGACGATATGCTCCCCTTCTGGCGTAACCAGCGTGCAGGTGACAGTCGCCTTTGCGCATGGTCCCTTCATGCTGCCCTCGCGAGTTGCGCTGATGCCGCCATGCTCAGGAGAAGGTCACGGAAAGGCGCCGGCGTACCGATGCGGGGCGCGCTGTCCTTGCCGCCACCACGGGCGCCGACTTCCCCTAGCCGCTTGGCCCGCTTCAGCCCCATCCGCTCGACAACGGCCGGGTCCAGTTTCGCTTCAGTCTCTCCCCACCGAAGCTCCGGAAGCTCGCAACCGTAGGCCAGGAGCATCGTCGGCTTGCGGGCGTAGTGCCCGTATCCGCCCTGCTCGACACAGCACGTCCACCCGCCGTAGAAATCGGCCGCTACCCAACCGCCTTCACGCGGTGGGGTATTCAGCCCGAAGTACGGCCAGGCATGGCTCTGCCACGGATGCTCGATGACGCCCCCAAATGTCCTGACTGCCCATAGCGCGTGTGCAAAACAGCCGCCATCATCGCCCTTGATCTTCCGCTCTCCGGTGCGCTTGATCCACAGCGGCTGGCCTGCCCAGAACTTTCCCCAGCGCTGGCATGGAGGATGCGCGACCACCGGATATGGCCCGGCATACTTCCGCGCGTCCCGAGCCTCGTCCCACGGGTCCGCATGGGGCAGGTTGAAATAGCAGCCATCCGTCTCGACGAAGAGCGCAGCTATCACCCCACCCTCCCCATGAGCCGGGCCAGATACCAGGAGGTGATGCGGAGGGGAGTCATGCGGCCCCCGGCTTCATGAAAACGATCCAGTGCGACTTCGCCGACTTCCCACAGCGGTTGCCGAGCAGCGGCTTGTGAGGCGTGAGTTTAAGCAGCTCGGAAACCTTCACCTCGTGCTCGTTCCACTTGAAGATCAGAGTCCCAGAGGGCTTCAGGACGCGGAAGCATTCCGCAAAGCCCGCCGAGATGTCCTCTCGCCAATCAGCGCCGAGCTTGCCGTATTTCTTCGCCAGCCAACCTGAGCGGCCGTTGCGAATGAGATGCGGCGGGTCAAAGACGACGAGGTGGAATTCGTCATCCCCGAATGGCAGATTTCGGAAGTCCAAGAGCACGTCGGGCTCGATGATGAGTTGGCGCGACCCGCCCGCGCTAGACTTGTCGGCCAAGGTGTGGCTTTCCGAGCGGATGTCGCCGAACACGGCCCGGTCATCCTGCCGATCAAACCAGAACATGCGCCCGCCGCAGCAAGGGTCCAGTACAGGCCTCGTGATGCGGAGGGGAGTCATGCGGCGCCCCTGATGCCGTGCTTCTTCAGCACGTTCTGCCGTCATCTCACACCTCACTGGATTCTGGACGAGCGTTCGCGCTGGCGCTGGAGAAATCCCTCAAGCCCAGGCTTCTGCTCTGCATCAAAGAAAGAAGAAGTATTCTGTATTCTGTCTTCTTTATATGGAGCGTCTTTTTTGCGATTTGCCTTGTTTTTGTTTGCTTTTTCCGGGAGATTTGTCCGACTTTCTGCCGACTTTTCGCCGAGTTTCTCTCGACTTTTTATCTCCTCGGCTACCGCGTTCTGCGTCAGAAGGCCCGCCTCTAGGAACAGCTTTTTCCGCCCCAGGAGCCCGTCGAGAGCCTTCTGAAAAGATGTCGGCCGCATGCCGCATCGACGGGCCATCAGATCAACGTCGAGCGTGGCGATGCCGCCATTGTCGTACAGTTCGCACAGGATGGTGATGTAGGCTGCTATCTCGTTCGGAGAGAGCCCAAGCGTGCCCTTGAACCAAGGATCGATGTAGAACCGGAACCACCGCTTCTTAGCCATGAGACGCCTCCCGCGTGATGCCGGCGCGCTCTGCCGAGGCGCGATACTCAAATGCCGCCTGCTTGAGGATGGACAGTTCGCGGCGCTTCTGCTCGACCTCATGGTCTGGCCGTTTCCGGGATCCCTGAGCGAAATCGGCCAGCCAGCACGTCTTGCCGTAGATCATGCGGTCGAACTCGTCGGCCATGTCGAGGGATGGGATGCGGTCGCTCATGTGACCCCCTCGATTTCAAACCTGACGTTCCCGCCCTTCACGACCTCACCGATGACAGGCGGCCCCATGCGGAAGATGCGGTCATTGACGCGTAGACCATCGGCGATGCCGTCCCGGTAGGCCTTGATCGACGCCATCAGGTTGTCGTCGTCGTAGCCGTAGTTACCGGGCGGCGAGAACGTGACGCGCACGGTTGCGGCTGTGGCCTGGAGCGGCCCGTATTGGCTGGCGAGCATGCGCGCTTCTCCGCGCGCCGTTTTGGTCGCCCGCGCCTTTTCCATGCGGTGCGGACGCTTGTTCGGGTGCAGCGCTGGAGCCGGCCAAGGAAGGTCGATAATCATGATCAGAAGCTCGGCGGGGGAACGAAAAGGCAGATGGTCCGGCTGTCGTCAGCGCCAGCAACGGAGCACCAGTGGGTAGCTCCGTCTGGACTGTCCTTCAGCCGGGTATCGCCGCTGTAGGGAATGACTTCGCCGGTCTTGGCGATGACGTATCCAGCCTTGGACTCGCGAACCGTGCCCTTCGGACCTGTCGTGACTTCCCGGCAGTCGATCGACGAGCAGCAGGCGAATGGATAGCTCCAGCCCTGCGGCGCGTCGTGTGGCCAAGCCTTGTCAGTCACGACCATCAGGAAGAACCCGCTCGCGACGAACAGGCCGATGTTTCCGCCGACCAGCAGCGCGTTGATGAAGAAGGATTTCGACATAGCCGCTCCCCATTGCTGAGCGGGTGCGCCTCTTGCCGGGCGCGGGCTACTGGTACTGGGTGGGGTTACTCAGGCTGCCTGGAGTTCGGTGACGGGAACGGCCTTCCCCTTCGGGCCATCAGAATGGCTCCCCGGGTAGTCCATGCAGATCGCCATGATCTTTTTGGCGTACCGGGATTTGATCTGCTTGCCGGTCAAATCGCCCCATTCGGAACACAGGGCATTGATCCGGCTAGCCGCCTCGTCGGCGTCCTTCTCTGCGTCGAAGAAAAAGGGAACAGCCAGACCAAAGGGCACGAAGGTAACGCGGTAGCCAAAGCCGTAGAGCCCCTTGTGCGCCGCCCATGAGCCATGAACGGTGGCAGACACCTCCTCCAGCGAGGGCTCCCCGGATGGATTGTACATCGCTAGTTGAATGCTGCTCATCGGCCTCACTCTCCTTTAGGGGTTGGGGTTCTGGTGGGACTACAGGCGGCGTTCGACGCGCTGGATGCTGCTGACGATGCTGGAGGCAAGTTCGGTCACGTTGTCGGCCAGTTCTTCGACGCTGCCAAAGATTCCAGAGCCAATCGGGCCGCGGAGTGCCTCTGCGCCACCTTCGGGGCCGCTGGCGCCGACCAGACGGGTCGATGTCTCGGAAACCAGACCTTCAGCCTTGCGAAGTAGTTCGACCGCGTTGGCGAGGCGGGAGAGCGCCGTTTCCTTCACGACGCTAAGGCCCTGCTGTGCGTATGCTTCTGCCGTGGATGCCATGCTCATTCTCCTTTTGGTGCTCGTTTCAGCCGCTCACACGCGGCCTGCCATGCGTTGCGCGCGTTTCGACGCAATCTCTTGCGCAAGACGCGAAGCCTCGCGCTCCAGGTCTTCCAAAGTGTCATCCTCGTTCAGCGCTTTCTCGATCGCGATTTCGTGCTGGAGTTTCGCGACCTGTCGTTCACACAGGTCGAGATATGCGCCCCTGATCCGGGCGAAGAGCCCGGCCTCGACCGTCTTGGCGCGGCCTGTTCTCAATCTTTCGAGAGCCCAATACGGAATGCCGTAACGCATCTCGATACGGCCCTGAGCCTCTGACTGGTCGCCCCAACCACGGGCCTCACGCTCGACCATGCGGCGGACATAGCCGCCTGCCTGCTCTACCAACGCGGTACTCACTTCACGCTCCTGAGACTGAGTTTCTCTGCACATGCGTCACACCCCTTCGTGTTCTGTTGCTGCTCATGGGCGGCAACGACACACAGAGGCGATGGACTAAACAGGACGAAGAGGACGCTACGCGGCTCCTGGAAGAACTGGCGAAGCGTTCCAACAAAGCATCGGGCGGCTTTCAAAAGCCCGAGCGAATTCAGAAACCCGGCGCGTCCCTGCCGGGATCTGCCGAGGGGAGCGCTGATGGGTTTGGAGCGCGTCACCCTCGGCAGCAGCCGGTTGGGCTGGCCGGCGAAAAAGCGACCGATGCCGGGGAGGAACCAGCATCGGCCTCCTCTGCTCTGCGTCGGGAGGGGACGCAGCTCAGTCTGGAATTGAAGTCGGACAACGACAATGGGCGCGAGCGTGGAGCCCTTATGGGGTTGAGCCCCACGCTCGCTGGCGCAGTCTGTTTCACTGCGCGTCTGGAATGGTGACACCGATGTCATGCGGCCTCGCCATCCCGAGACAGCGCCTCCACAACATCAGCATTCAACGTTGAGAAGACTGCTTCGGGGGCGGCCTTGAGGAACATGAGACGTGCCTCGCGGCTTGCCTTGTTCCATGCGCGGCATAGCCGGTCGATCTTCTTTCGACGGATAGCAGGCTGCGTAGAGCTAACCTTGCGATCGGCGCCAGCGGCATGACCATCACCGAAAATCGGGAACCCGTTGGCTTCGACTTGCCTCACGCGCTCGCGCGTGACGTTGAACAGCGCGCCCAGTTCCGAAAGGCTGAGCCCGGCGCTGCGCAACTGTTTCATTTTTTCGTTGCGGTCGCCGCCGCTCGCCAATACTTCCGCGATTTTGGCCGCTTTTCCCTGCGTTCTGAGGCGCTTTTCATTCCTTTCGCGCTCGGCAGCGCTTTGCAGCTTCGCGTTCACGGCGGTGAGAAATGCCTCTCTCCCGCCGCGCAGAAGCACGGGACGCAGATCGGAATGCTTGCTGACCAACTTCGTCATGTAGCCAGGCCGGCGCATCCCATGAATGAATATCCGCTGCCTGATGGTCGCTGGAGTTCGGTTCAGAGCAACGGCCATCTCGTCGACGGTATAGAACGCGCCGAACATGTTCCGCAGAACGGCAACGTCCTCATCGGACCAACCATAATCGCCGCGATTGAGGGCCTGCTCTCGGGGGGTCGCCCACCGGCAATTGCCTGGCTCGTAGTTGCCGTCGTTGTCGATCCTATCGAGGGAATGACGGGACGTGGGGCGCGGACCCATGTCGGAATAGAAGTTCTCAAAGTTCTCCCGCCAGCGATCCGAGACGACGATGCCTCGCCCGCCATAACGCCTGTAGGATTTGAGTTTTGGATTGGAGCAACGCGCGATCATACCCGCCCAGGCGCGATACTCCGGGAGGTCTGTGCGGCGCTTACCTTCGATGGGAGCGCGAGCAACCACCTTTCGGCGGACGTAAACCGTCTCGTAGGTTGCTTGATCGGTCACGCGGCGGCTCCCTGGCGAGCGAGCCTGTTGGCCTCGAACAGTTCATCGGGGGTTGCGCCCGCCAGTTTGATGAGGATCGGCCAATGACGATCCGGAATCCCGATGGTCGGCCACTTGTAGACCGCGTCGGTCTTGAAGGCCGGCTTGCCGTCGGAGACGGGCGCGGCGGCCTCGATTGCCCTAGCCCCGCCAGCGTCCGAAATGATCTGTTCGATGGTGCGCATGCGCCAATGCATACGGAATTAAATTCCGCAATGCAAGAGGGGTATTCCGTTTTTCTGAATTTGATTCCGGGTTACACGAACCGCATGGAGTGGCACGAGCGACTGAACGCGAGATTTGCGGCTACCGGCTGGAGCAAGGCCGAGTTGGCGAAGCGCGCCGGCGTGTCATACGACAACGTGCTCAAATATCTTGCCGGAGCCGTTAAGCAGCCCCGCGGCGACATCATGGGAAAGCTCGCCAAGGCGCTCGGCACCACGGAGGCCCTTTTGAGAGGTTTCGAACAGCCCTCGTTAACCAACGCAGAGGGCGGTCTTGGAAAAGTCCGACCAGTGAGTGTCAGCGGCTACGTCAAAGCTGGTATCTGGCAAGATGCTCGACTGGAGGGGCCTAGCATGGAAGTGCCGTCGATCGGCGGTTATCCCGTCGAAATGCAGACCGCCTACATTGTTGACGGGGAGTCACTGAACAAGATTGCTCGCGACGGCGACGTGCTGGTGTGCCTGGATCTCATCCAGTCCGGAATTTCCATCAAAGACAACGATTTGGTTATAGTCGAGATGACGAAACACGACGGCGAGTTCATCGACCGTTCCGCAAAGCGCGTGCGGCGGACGCGCACCGGTTTCGAGCTGTGGCCCGAAAGCGATCACCCCGACCACCAAGAGCCTCTTGTGCTCAACGGAGTGGACGAAGGTATCGAGATGAGAGTCTCAGCAAAGGTTCTGTGGATAGTCAGGAAACCCTAAGATTTCGGGTTAACCTGAAGGGAGGGAGCGGAGCGAGGCAAAGACCCCCCTTCCCCCCAAAAGCAAGCTTCTGGGCAGCCGGGCAGCCTTTGCCGATTTGCCGCTCCGCTTAGTCAACCCGTCGGTCGGTCGCTATCGCTTCTGGCAGGACGCCTCTCGGCTAATCCGTCCTCAGTTCCCGAGCGCGCCGTAGGACTTTCGACCCCCGCACATCGCGAATCTTGCTCGGCGAGCCATGACGGCCAGCGCACCCGCGACAGACGCGTTGTAGCGCAGGGTCGGAATTTAGTTCAAGCATTTTCCTGAAATAATTTCCGCATGCCTATTGCGGACGGAATTTAATTCCGCTACGTTCTCCTCATCGAAGGCGGTTCGCTGCCTGACGACGAGGGACGAAGAAGCGAGAGCCGATCTCCCTCTCCAAACCCTGGAGGAAGACGATGCGCATCAAGGAAATCACCGACCAGCACCGCAGGGACTTCCGCGCGATCTACGAGTGCGAGCACTGCGGCGTGACCCGCAAGGGCTCCGGCTACGACGACGACAATTTCCACCGCAACGTCATCCCCGCGATGCCCTGCGCTGCCTGCGGGAAAACCGCAGCGGACACGTACCGCCCGCTCGCTACGAAATATCCCGAAGGCCTGCAGGTCTGATCTTCCTCTCACCGAAGCACGGAGATGAACCCGATGACGACCGCGCCCTGCCCCCACTGCTTTGAGAGCTGCGGCTACGTGGTCGAGCACGGCAACGACTGGAACTCCGGGCCATGGACCAATCAGACCAACATCCCATGCCGGGTGTGTAACGGCAGCGGATACGTCCCCGCCGAGGATGCGACCGACGCCGAGCTTTTCGAGGCCTTTGACGAGGCATTCGACGCGCTTTGCGCCTGACCCCAATCCGGTTCCCCTGCCTCGAACAACATGGAGAGAATGACAATGGCGTCAACCAAACTCACCAACCACAGCCGCGAGCAGATTTGCCGCGAGGTTTTGCAGCATCGGTTCTCTGCGGAAGTCGAGAAGCTGATTGCCGACCGCGCCGCTTTTGCTGACCGCGTTTACAACGACGTGTTTTCGAAGTCGGCACGCGAGAAGATGGCGGCGCTGCCGGATGGCTGGCTGCCCGAGGAATCGAACATCGGCGTCCAGTTCGGCTCCGGGAGTTCCTTCGAGCGACTGTCCTTCGACGGCTCCTTTTACGGCGAACTCCGCAATGCCGTGAAGGATGATGGCGCGGAGAAGGAGGCGGTTCACCGCCGGATACCGTATCGCCTTCGAGGCTGTGCAAAAGCCTACGAGCCGGACCACAAGTTGTCCGTCGCCTTCGATGCGCTGGAGGCCCGGATGAAGGACCTCAAGAAGCAGTTCTACGAGGCCCGCGCCACCGTCAACAGCGCCCTCCTGAACGTCACCACGCTCAACAAGCTGGTCGAGACGTGGCCCGAGGTCGCCCCCTTCATTGCCCGGTTCAATGCCGCGCCAGTGAAGCTGCCGGCGATCCCGACCGACCAGTTGAACAAGCTGCTCGATCTGCCCGTCGCCGCCTGATCCCCTCCCCGCACACTGGACGGAGTGAAAACGAAATGAGCGCACTTGACGATATCGCAGCAGAACGCCGCCGGCAGATCGAGGTCGAAGGCTGGACGCCGGAGCATGATGACCGGCACGAGCGCGGCGAGATGTTGCGGGCTGCGATTTGCTACGCGACTAACGCGATCGTCCGCGCCACGTTGCTCGCGGAAGGAAAGCCCGCGTCATTTGTCGACAAGGCCTCCCGCAGCGCAGGCGTGCCTGCATCGTGGCCGTGGGACCACGGATGGTGGAAGCCCACTGACGCACGGCGCAACCTCGTGAAGGCCGGCGCCCTCATCCTTGCTGAAATAGAGCGGCTGGACCGCGCCCGCACCCAGGACACTTCGCCATGACGAAGACGCTGACGAAGGCACAGCGCGGCGCTTTGGAGTGGTTCGCGCGCAACGAGCCGGTGGGTTCCTTCCCGTGCGACGGCAGCGGCCCCAGTCTGAAATTCGTTCGGAGGCTCAGCAAGCTCGGCTTGGTCGAGGAGGTCGGCAGGGAAGCCGGCATGTGGGGCTTCACCAAATTCGCCATGTCAGACGCCGGCCGCGCCGCCCTCGCTGACGCCTCTCTCACGGAAAGGGCTTCGCCATGACGAAGACGCTGCTCAAGCTCCCGCTGGCTTATCGCAACGGAGAAATCGTCGATGCTGATGAATCGACCGTGGCCGGCAACATGTACGACAGCTACCGGCACGCCGTCGAAGATGACGCAATCGGAGACTTCATCGTCCGCGCCGTGAACTCTCACGACGCATTGGTGGCGGCAGCCGCCCGCGTTCTGAAGTGGGTCGCTCCGATCGCCGGCGACAATCGAGACGACGCCGCCAGCACCGAAGAACTCCAGAGCGTCGAAGAACTGCAGAAGGCCCTCGCCCTCGCTGAAGGCCGCGCCTCTCTCCCCACTGAAACCTGAGGATCCAGCTATGAAACTCGGATTCTGCCCCTCCATTGGCTTCATTCTCGACTTCGAATGCATGGTCGATGTCGATGTCGAATGGGAGCTTGGAACCCCGCATCTGGTCATCAACGACGTGTTCGAGAGCACGGGCAAGGTTTCGCTCATGCGCGCCGTCGAGGACGACCAGTTCTGGCAGCAATTTGCCCTGCGCATCTGTGACGAAGCCGAGAAAGACGAACGGCTTCTGGAGCGCGCTGTCTTGCAAGTCAGTGATGAAGCGGAGGCAGCGTGATGGACGCGAAAACCCTCAAAGCCCTGAAAGCCTCTATCGAGAAGTGGGAGAGGAATGCGGTTGCGGAGACGCCGGACGGGTATCTGATTGGCCCCGAGAGTTGCGCACTTTGTCGGCTGTTCCACGACAGCGGTTGCCATGGCTGTCCTGTTCGCGGCCGCACGGGACGTGTGGGGTGTTTAGGCACTCCGTATTTCGCGGCATCCAAAGCACAGTGGGGCTGGCGCTTAGGCGGCTCGACTCCGGACGAAGCCCACACCGCCGCCCGTGAAGAAGTCGCCTTCCTGAAAAGCCTTCTGCCGGAGGGTGCGTGAATGCGCGTCGTCAGCAGCGAACACGCCGCCGAAATCCAGATCGCTTGGCTCTATCGCCAGCAAACCGAGATGGTGAACCGGCATGCCCGCGTCCTGCTCACAGCCGGCATCGGGGCAGCCAACCTGGCGTCCGAATATCTCAAGGAACTCGCCCGCCGCGAAACAACCGAAAGCAAGGAGGCTGTAGCAGCATGAGCACCGCACTGGAAATCCACCGTCCAGAGGAGCCGCAGATCATCCCGGCCGCAGATGCGCCCATGGTCGCAATGATCGAGCGCATCGCCATGGACCCGTCCATCCCGCTCGAACGTCTGGAAAAGATGCTCGATATGAAGGAGCGCATGGAGGACCGGGCTCGCGAGGACCGCGACCGGCAGGCCAAGAAGGCGTACTTCGCCGCGATGTCCAAGTGCCAGGCGGAGATCCCCGTCGTCACCAAGCGCCAGAAGAACACGCACACCAATTCCAAGTACGCCGACCTCGCGGCCATCGAAGAACAGGCGATGCCCGTGATCCACAAGCACGGCTTCGCAGTCTCGTTCCAACCCGACGGGTACAACGACAAGGGCGAGCTTCGCATCCTCTGGGAAATCTCGCACGAGGAAGGCCATTCGAGGAACGGCGTCGGCGAAATTCCCGTCGATGGTGCCGGCTCGCAGGGCAAGGTCAACAAGACCGGGACGCAGGCCTTCGGCAGCACGGCCACGTATGGCCGGCGCTATCTGCTCTGCATGCTGTTCAATATCAGCACGGGCGACGACAAGGACGGCAACAAGCTTGAGGAGACGGGCGGGCCGATCTCCGATGAGCAGCGCGCCGAACTTGAAAAGGTGCTGGAGGAGTGCGGCGCCGATAAGGCCATCTTCTGCGAGAAGTGGAAGATCGGCGCGCTTCCTGAGTTCCCGGCCAACAAGCTGGACGCCGCGGTCAAGGATGTCAGGCGTTGGTTCGAGCGCGAGCAGCAGCGCCAGCAGAAGGCGGGCTCGTGATGGAACAGATCGTCCAAGGGTCGCCGGAATGGATAGCGCTTCGGCTCGGCAAGGTAACGGCATCGCGCGTGTCAGATGTCATCGCGAAGACGAAATCCGGCTGGGCAGCTTCCCGCGCCAACTACATGGCCGAACTCGTGACGGAGCGTCTGAGCGGCCTGCAAGCCCCGCGTTTCCTCTCCGCAGAGATGCAGTGGGGGACGGACAACGAGCCCCACGCGCGAGCCGCCTATCAGTTCGAGTATCAGACGAGAGTTGAGCCGGCTCCATTCGTCCCGCATCCGTCGATCGCAGAAACGGGCGCGTCCCCTGACGGCTACGTTGGCGATGAGGGCCTTGTCGAGATCAAGTGCCCGAACACCGCTACCCACATCGAAACGCTGCTCACCGGGGCCGTGCCGGGCAAATACGTGACGCAGATGCAATGGCAGATGGCGTGCACCGGTCGCGCCTGGTGCGACTTCGTTTCGTTCGATCCGCGCCTTCCGCCTTCGATGCAGCTTTTCATCAAGCGGGTCGAGCGCGATGACGCGGCGATTGCCCAACTCGAAACCGCCGTCGTCGACTTCCTCAATGATCTTCGCCTGACCGTCCACCGGCTGCGTTCCAAGTATGAGCCGGAGTCCGTCGTTCCTGGCGAACTGATGTTGCTGGCGGGGTGAGCGATGTCGGCGGCTCCGATCATGTTCCAATGGGACGGCGAGTCGATGAGGCCCGCGTCCGACTTCTGGGCCTCGCGCTGCGACCGTTCTTATGTCGTCGGCGAAACCTACAAGCTGGTCGAGCATCACGACCGGTCGGACGCCAGCCACAACCACTATTTTGCGGCGATCCAGAACGGCTTCGACAGCCTGCCCGACGAGCTAAAAGCCGAATACCCTTCGACTGAGCATCTGCGCAAGAAGGCGTTGATCCGCAAGGGCTATCGCAACGAGCGCGATATCGTCCTGTCGAGCAAGGCGGATGCCGAGCGCGTAGCCGCTTTCATGCGCCCGATCGACGACTACGCCGTCGTCGTGAACGTCAACAACGTGGTGCGCATCTGGACCGCAAAGAGCCAGAAGAAAAGCGCCATGGACAACCGCGAATTCCAGCAGTCAAAAACCGACGTGCTCGACTTCATCGCGAACCTGCTCGGCGTAACGACCGACGACCTTGCGAGGAGCGGAGCCGCATGAACCCTCTCACTCTCTTCATAGCATGGCGCGCCCGCAGGAAGGCAAGGAAGGCCCTTGAGGCAGCCGAGCGCCGCAGGACCGCCATAGCCTCTCAGATCGCCCACAGGGCCAGCAAGCACCGGGAACGGGCATATCTATTCGGAGACCTGAAGGACGCGACGTGTCGATCGCTGGCGGCCTCTGCCGGCAGAGAGTGGGTGCGCTGATGCCCCGCCGCCGCAAGTTCACCGACAAGGACCGGGCTCGCATCTTCGCGGACAACCACGGCATCTGCCACATTTGCGGGCAGAAGATCGACGGAGTTCGGGAGGCGTGGGAAATCGAACACGTCATCGCGTGGGAACTCACCCGCGACGACAGCGACGAAAACCTGAAGCCTGCTCACAAGCTCGTCTGCCACCAGACCAAGACCCACAAGCAGGACCGCCCGGCCATCAATAAGGCCAAGCGCCGCGAGGCGAAGCACATAGGCGCGAAGCGTGCGTCATCCAATCTCGCCGCCCCTCCCAAGCAACCGAAACCGTCGCGGCATGTGCCCCAGGCGCCGCGCCAACTGTTCGCGAGGACCCCATGACTCTCCCCCTACAGGATAGCCCGGAGCTGGGCGGACTGCTGCCATGCCCGTTTTGCGGCTCGCATGGTGACGAGCTCATGCTCTTATGCGACCCTGAGGAGGGCCGCGACAATTCAGGGCCGTCGCGGCGCATCCAGTGCGCCGGGTGCAATATCGAAGCCCCGTTCTATCCGTCTAAAGCCGAAGCCACCGAAGCCTGGAACCGTCGCGCCGCCTCTCCAGCCGTGCCTTCATCGGTGGAGGTGCCTACGTGGTGGGTAGCGCCCCCCAAAGAAGGCAAGCCCGCCAAGGCCACGCGGATGAAGCGCGTCGCAGAAATATGGCAGGAGCAGGGTATATCTGTGACCCCGCTTTACGCCCGCCCCACCCCCCTCCCGGATGCTGCCAGTCCAGTATCGCCATCAGATGGCGGGGCTGTGGTGGAGCCAGTCACGGAGCTTTTTGCAAAGTGCGATGCTTGGACGGCAAAAGAATGGCTGCAACGCCTCGTAAAGGCGGCGAACCGGCGCGATCAGGCAGTTCGCGACCGCGACGATCTGTCGTTCGCCACCTATAACAATATAGCGTCCTCGACAGCATCGCGGATCGCTCGCGAGTTTGCTGACGAAATCTTCGCTGCCCTCTCCCGCCCCTCAGTAGCAGAGGGGGCGGTGGCGGTGGCGGCGCTCCTGCAGCCAGACGGCTTAAGCATGTCTGACGGCGAAATCCGGCTGTTCTATGCAAACCTTGATGAGGCAGCGGAAGCTTACGACGCCATCGAAGCCCTCGTCAGCCAGCCCCTTCCGCAAGCCGGGGCGGAGAGCGAGCTTGTGGAGCCGGTCGCGTGGATGCATCCAATCGGAGCGATCTGGCGGCAGGATAACTACCCGGCAGGCATGGACTTCACCACGGGCGGCTGGATACCCCTCGTCCCCGCCGCATCCATCGCCCAGCTTCAACAGCGCATAGCGGAGCTTGACGCTGAATGCGTCACCTCAATGAAAACCATCGCCCATGAACGAGCCGCCCGCGAAGCCGCAGAGCGGGAACGGGACGAGGCCAAAGCAGCGACCGTCGCGATCGAGCGCGGGATGGTTCGCAAACGGAAAGCCCTGGCAGCCTCAGAAGCCAAGCTGGCGGAAGTGAAGCGGGAAGCTGTTGCTGTGGTGGACCCGTTCGCGGCCATGTTCGACGCAATGGCCGAAAACGGGAAGCCCGACGACAAGGAGGTGTACGGCTACAACGACGCCATCCTTCGCCGCTCCGACTTCCGCCGCGCCCGGTCGTTCAGAGCCTCCATGGAGAGGAAGAATGGTTGACGCACGCGAAACCCTGGCGCGGGTCGCCGGGTTGCATGAGCAGATCGCCCGCGACGTTCCACAGCTTCGGCGCGGCATGGTTTGGTGCAAGACCTGCGGACGCTCGCAGAAGGTCGACAGCGCCGAATGCCTGCGCTCCGGCTGGCCTAAATGCCACGGCTACACGATGACGATTGACTCGCCCGAGGAGCGCCACCCCCAGGAGCCCCAGCCATGAGCAAAGCGCGCTGGTGCATACGCGACCGACACGATGTCTGGTGCGCCGCCCTGGATGACCAGAAGCCGGACGAAAGCGCCGGCTCGGTAGCCACCCTCTGCCAAGAATACATTCTCTTTCCGCACGGGATCGCGAAGCGGCGTCCGACCTGCCCAAAGTGCCGCCACCCCCAGGAGCCCCAGCCATGAAACTTGATACGATTGTGAAGGAACTGCGGCGGGACCTACTCAAGGCCAAAGCGTTCGGCTTGGGGTGCGGCGGCATACGATGCGCGCATGTGGAGGCCCTTCTCGACCACATCGAAGCGCTGAGGAAGGCGCTGGAGGCTGTTGTCGATGCAACGCGGGCTTACCTGCCGCCAGACGGCATCGATCCGCAGGAATGCTTGAACCGCATTCTGCTTGCGACCGACAACTCATCCATCAACCCGCTGATCGAACAGATGGAGCGCGACAATGGCCGTTAAGACGATCCCGCAGAGCTACGAGCACAAGTGCGACGGCTGCGGCAAGACTGAACATTCCTCCTCGTCTAGTCGATTGTCGCATTGGTCGGTACTAGCCATATCCCGCGACGCCCACGACTATTCCGGCGCCGCCGTCGCTGACGGGAGCATAACGCGGTTGCTCTGCGAGACATGCGGGTCGGTCGTTGCCGAGGCTGTCAGCGAAGCCATACGCGCCCGCGCCGCTCTCTCCGGTGATCGGCCATGACTGGGGAGCCGAGACGCATCCAGCTTTCGCGCAAGAAGGGCTGGAGGATGCCGCCGAACACGGTGAAGGTTACGAGGCCGGGGAAATGGGGGAACCCGTTCACCGTCGAGAACACAGGGAGGGTGAGCGCGGTCCTTCGGTTCGCTTGCGAGGTCGCGCCACTGCTGGATGTGTCGCCCCTTCGCGGCAAGAACCTGGCGTGCTTCTGCCGTCTCGACCAAGAATGCCACGCAGACGTCCTGCTCGAACTCGCCAACCGCTCCACAAAGGAGACAGATCGATGACTGGGGAGCGGGACGAAGCCGAAATCTGGCACAAGGCCGCCTTGCGCGCTGAAGCGTTGAAGATCGTGGCCGATGTCCGCGATCAGACAGTCGAGCTTTGCGCCAAGACCATTGAGAGCCTGTATCTCGACAGCCAAGGGCTCATCCTCGACGCAGACACTATCGACGCGTGCGCCGCCATCGTCCGCAATCTCCGCTCCACTACGGAGTCTGACAAGTGACGAGCACAGACCTCCCGCACTGGCCGGCAGCCATGCCTCTCCATATGGCAGCCGCCTACTGTGGCCTATCCCCTGACACTTTCAAGGAGGTTTGCACGGTCAAGCCCATACCATTCACGCTATCCACACGCGGTCACAGGTATCTTCGTCACCGCCTGGACGAATGGCTTCTCTCACGCGACCCGAACGCGCCTAAGTCTGGGGCGCGCAAGTTCGGGGACCGGCTCAATGGTGGTAAAGGTGAAGCTGTCGGGGCTTAATATCCGCCGGTCGCGCGGCAAGTGGTACGTCTCGTACCGGTTGACCGGCGAAAGCCTGCTGAAGGGCTGGGAAGGCACCCGCGACGGCCTCAACGCCGAAATGGCGACACCTGAGTTCCTGCGCAAGTACACGACCGCCAAGACGCGGGACAGGCGCCCCGTCTATGGCGAAGGGACGCTCGGCAATCTGGTGGATTGGTTCAAGGAATCGCCCCGTTGGGGAAAACTGTCGGACGCCAGCCGGCAGGACTACGACAAGACCTTCCTCTACCTGGAGCCGGAGTTCGACTTGGAGTTGGTCGGCATCAGCCAGGAAGAGGTCTACAGCGTCCGCGACAAGGCCGCGAAGGACCGCTGGCCTCGCTTCGCCGACAAGCTCGTTTCTCACCTCTCGACCATGTTCCGCACGCGCCGGCTGCCCAATCCCGCCATCGGCATAGAGAAGCTGCATAGCGCAGATCCCAACGCCAACCACGAATGGACGCCTGCAGAGGTCGAAACGGCCTTTGCGGCGGCTCCCCGGCATATTCTCACGCCGATGATACTTGCCCGCTATCAGGGCTTCCGAGGGCAGACAGCTCAGTCCCTCTCGTGGCGCTCCTATGTCGCCGACCCGGTGACGACGCGCGCGATCACGCTGACGGTTCGGAAGAACAAGGAAATGGCGTGGTTCCCTTGCGAGCCCGAGACGATCGCGCATCTCGACAGCCTGGAGCGGACATCCACCTTCGTCTGCACCACCAGCGAGGGGTTGCCGTGGAAGGACGAGAAGTCGATGCAGGGCATGGTCAGCGACTTCCTGACCGGCCTGAAGACCAAAGGACTGATACGCCCCGGCTGCACGCTGCACGGTTTGCGGGTGACGTTCGCCGCCGGCATTCGCCGCCTCGGCATCGACCCGAGCACGGTATCGGACGCCCTCGGCGACCGGTCAAAGCAGATGGGAGAGCACTACACCCGGCACGTCGAAAAAGAGGCCGGGAGGCTACGCGCATGGCGGGCCAGAAACGGTGTGCAAAATGGCTGATTTTGCATCGTTTTCGATGGGTTCTGCTGGAGGTGTTGTGCAGAATTTGCTAGTGTTTTGGCATAACTCAAGTGATTTTAAGTCCCTTGCGTCTACCGGTTCCGCCACGTCCGCATGCCTTGCATATCAAGGCTGCCGCTGGATTCGTCAATCGCTGCAGGAGCCAAATTTGGCGCAGCACCACGATCGTCCCCACCGTCTGCGTGGCGCATCACTCGCGAAAACGCGCCGGAAAGCGCGGGCCGATCTCGGCGGCT